TGTGCTTCATGGGCCATGCCCTGATGGAGAACCGCAACGGGCTGATCCTCGACGCCGTGCTGACGCCGGCCGACGGCCATGCTGAACGGACGGCCGCGCTGATCATGGTCGAGCCGTTCGCCGATCGGCCGGGCCGCGTCACGCTGGGCGCGGACAAGGCTTATGACGCCAGCGACTTCGTCAACGAACTCCGCTCCATGAACGTAACGCCGCACGTCGCGGCCAAGGAGAAGCATTCCGCTCTCGACCGCCGCACCACCCGCCATGCCGGATACGCGGTCAGCTTGCGGATCCGGAAGCGGATCGAGGAGGCGTTTGGCTGGATCAAGACGGTCGCCAGTCAGCGCAAGATGAAATTCCGCGGCGTCGATCGCGTCGGATGGGCCTTCACCCTGGCCGCGGCCGCCTACAATCTCATCCGCATCCCGAAACTGATCGGCCCATGACAATCGAAGCGCCCATCAGCGGCCCGTCGCCCCGAGCAGGCGGACGAGACACCCGCGAACCGATATCGGCGGCAACAGAAAACCCTCGATCGCCGCGCCAAACCCCACAAATCGACCCCGTTCTTCAGCAACCTGCTAGGAAGGCCAAGGAAGCTGATAAGGCCATAATAGGCTACTAGCGTAGCCTAATGAAATGTAATAGGCTCTACGGTGCCTCTAGGGCCCATATAGGGGCGATCTAAATGGGAGAGACGGGCTTAATCGGCATGCAGACAGAGACAGAGACAGGGCTTAAAAACAGGCTGCGCACTGTGATCGGAGGATGGAGCGAGGCTTATGAGCCGGGCGCCGGCTCCGGGGTTGGCTATCCCGACCTGATGTTTTTGGCCGATGGAATTTTGATTCCCGTTGAAGTAAAAAAAGGGCGAGTAATTGAGGGCAGATTAATATCTGATCGAATTAGGCCAGCGCAAATATCATGGCATCATCGCTTTATTAAATCTGGCGGATTGAGTTTTATTTTTGTTTGTTTCTTAAACGCAAAAAAACTCAACGTTTGGGTTGCGCCCTTGCCGTGGCGCGAGGTTACATCGCAATGGAGACGGGGCTGGGAGGTGGAACGATGCAAACAAATAATCTGGAACAATCTGGTAGTGACAGATTTATTTTCATTGGTTGCCATGGCAAAAAAAGAAAAGAACTTTCTCTCCGGCTGAAAGAAAGACAAGGTTTTGCTGTTGAAGTTTTGGCTCCTGTCGAACGGCGGATGATACGGCCACGACGAAAAAGCAGCAAGAGAGAGGCTTTTTTTATTGAGGTTCCGCTGTTTTATGAATATGTCGCGGTTAATTTTGAACACCTGAAAGAAAAATGGAAATGGCTTGTTGATTTAGAAATTATCTGGTTTGTTTTGATTGATGGCGATCAAAATCCTAAATTAATTGAGCGTCAAAATTTGATGGGATTTTTGTCAGAAGTGAAAAATGCTTCATGGGAGGGCGCGAATGTTGAATTTATTCGTGGACCATTGAAAGGGAAACAGGGAATTTTTGAAGGCGGAAGGGTTTCCCTTGGTGTCTGGGGAAAGCCAAAGGTCAATCCCTTTGATCTCATTCTGGCGAGAGAAAAATAAGTGTTTGCTTTTGTCTTTAGATGCTTTATAGGGTGAAAAGTTTAATTCACCTCCAGTTGCCAGCCGGATTGATCCGGTGCAAGCGCAAGTGATGCCAGTTGAGGTGCGGGGGTTGTGGAACTCACATTCCCAAATTGAGGCGAAGCTTTCTCAAAAACTTAAAGGATTAACAACATGCCTGGCGGTCGTCCACGCGGAGTTACAAATTGCAATGCTGATAATGGCAGGATTGCAGCCCGACAATATGCCGAAGAGGCATTAGCAATTCAGGCCAAAATTATGCGGGATGCTGCTGCGCCCGCCGCTTCTCGCATTACTGCCGCGGAAAATATAATGAGCCGCGCATATGGCAAACCCGCACAAGCGGTTGAACTCTCCGGCAAGAATGGAAATCCAATTGAACATTCTGTGATCAATGATGCGGAACGTTTCACCAGCACAATTACTAGCCTCATTGCCCGCGAAGGAACGGACGAAACTCCTAAGCAAACTGAGCATTAAAACCAAAGCCCATTTAAAATATCACTGGCCTTTTTGGGCGCGTCCGAATCAACTACCACCGCCCGGCGATTGGTCAATCTGGTTTGCGCTTGCTGGTCGCGGGTTTGGAAAAACCGAATCAGGTGCGCAATGGATTCGCAAACGCGTGGCGGATGGCGCGATGTCGATTGCCCTTGTGGCAGAGACACAAAAGGACCTTGAAGAGGTCATGGTAGCGCGTCTGCTGTCCATCTATCCCGATTCGCAGCGACCTGAGGTTCGATTCAAGCCCGTTCGTATTATCTGGCCCAGCGGAGCGATTGCGCTGGGCTACAATGGCACAGAGCCTGATCAGCTGCGCGGTCCTGAGTTTGATACAGCATGGGTCGATGAACTTGCCAAATATCGCTACGCTCGTGAGACATGGGACATGCTACAATTCACAATGCGCAAGGGCGATGACCCGCGCGTTTTTATTACAACCACACCTCGACCCATTCCTGTTATTCGGGAGTTGGTCAAACGCCCATCAACTGTCGTTACGCGTGGATCAACATTTGATAACGCAGCCAACTTGCCCCTGCAGTTTCTTTCCACGCTCAAAGAACAATATGATGGCACTCGATTAGGCCGGCAGGAATTGTATGCTGAAATTTTAGATGATTTGCCAAATTCACTTTGGAACAGGGACAAAATAGATCAGGCGAGAATTAAAGTTGCGCCTGAAATGAAACGAATTGTCGTCGCTATTGATCCCTCTGGTACGAAGGGCGCGAGTGACGATGGAGATAGCATCGGCATTATTATTGCGGGCAAGGGGATAGACGGGCGTGGTTATATTCTCGCGGACAGAACATGCAAGCTCAGCCCTGATGGCTGGGGCCGTCGTGCGGTTCGGGCGTATTTCGAATTTAATGCTGATCGAATTGTCGCTGAGAAAAACTTTGGCGGCGCGATGGTCGAGCATGTTATACGGACGATCGATCGGTCCGTATCGTATAAGGAAGTTACTGCGAGCCGTGGGAAAATTTTACGTGCGGAACCAATCGCAGCCCTCTACGAGCAAGGCATGGTTTCACACGTTGGACCGCTACAGGAGCTTGAGGATCAACTTTGCCTCATGCTGCCCGATGGTTATTCTGGGGAAGGCTCGCCCGATAGGGCTGATGCGTTGGTATGGGCGCTAACGGAATTGATGATCAGCAATGGCGCTCCAGTCCCGCAAATCGATACATATTCAACAAGGCGTTGATTAATGTTTCCTGACAAAACACCCGGACCTAATGATGAAAGCTCCGCATATAAATTGATGCTTTCCACTTGGCAAATGATTCGCGATATTCGTTCTGGTGCAGTCGCAATTCGCGCCGGCGGAACAAATTATCTTCCAAAATATGAAGCGGAAAGCTCCGGCGATTACAGCAGGCGCAAGGATTCCGCGCCATGGCGACCTGAATTTAACTATGCTCTTGCGTCTCTTGTTGCAAAACCATTCTCGCAGGATGTTGCCATTAAAAGCGGCGCTGATGATGATGAAATGAAAGCGATTATCGAGGATGTCGATACGCGCGGTAATAATTTGACGGTGTTCGCGCGCGAAGTTATGGCGGATGGAATTGCCAACGGCCTTCATGCTATTTTCGTTGAACACACACAAAACGAGGGTGAGCGCACGAAACAGGATGAAAAGATTGCCGGCGCGCGTCCTTATTTTATTCATGTGAAGGCAATTGATTTGATCGCTGTTTATATGGCGAAAATCGGCAGCAGATATTCCGTCGTCCATGCTCGCATTCGCGAAGTCGTCACCGAGGTTGAAGGATTCAAGGAAACATTGATTGAGCAGGTTCGAGTTCTAGAGCCCGGAATTTGGGCGATCTATCGTAAGAATGAAAAAGGTGACTGGTTCCTGAAAGAGGCTGGCATTTCGAGTTTGGCCTATGTGCCATTGGTCATTTATTTCACGGGCGAGCGAAAAGGCGATCACCTTGTCAAATCGCCACTGGAAGATTTGGCGTATTTGCAGCTTGAATTGTATCAGGCATTGTCTCGTCAAGACGAAGTTCTTAATTTTTCAGGATTCCCAATGCTTTCTGGTAATGGCTTTCAACGGCCGCAGGAAAGCATAGTCGTCGGGCCGCGTTCAATTCTTTATGCGCCATCAAGCGATGGCGTCCAAACATCATGGTCGTTTGTTCAACCTGATGCAGCCAATATCAGAGAATTACGGGAACATGTTGCGATTGTAACGTCAGATATTCGTCGCCTTGGCATGCAACCGATGGTGCAAAAATCTGGAGGCGTGACTGCGACTGCAACAAGCATCGATAGCGCCAAGGCGCATTCCGTTTTGCAGGCATGGACGATAGGATTGAAGGATGCCATCGAACAGGCATTCGTCATCGTCGCGGATTACAAAAATATTGAGGCGAAAATTGAGATTGAAATCTCAACAGATTTTAGCGTCGAGCCTTTCGCGCAAGCGCCATTGATCGCGCTTAAAGATGCCCGACAGGCAAAGGATATTTCACAGCGGACATATTGGAACGGACTGCGGCGCTTCGACGTTTTGCCAGCTGATTTTGATCCTGACGAGGAAGATTTGTTGCTTGCCGAGGAAACGGAAGGGCTGGAGCCGGAGCAACAAATTGATCCGATTACAGGGGTTCCGGCAATTGTTGATCCCACATTAGAGAAATATCCATTTACCGGACATGGGACATCTTTGTGATGCTGGATTCAATTTATACCAAAGAGCAAGACGATTTCATTCGTGAGAGTTTTGAGCTCAACAGAACGCATTCAATAATTGCGCAACTGTTTTACACACAATTCGGCCGCAAGGTTTCGCGGAATGCCATGATTGGCAGATCAAGGCGACTGGGCCTTGTAAAGCCTTCGGTTGAGCGTAAGGCGCTCGTACAAAAGGCAAAACCTTTTCATCAATCAAAGAGATTGCTTCCCCGCACTACGGTGGTTCCTTTGTCGATTCCGAAAGAAAAGCCTGATCCTTTTAAGATGCTCGCAGGAACATTCCCTGTTGCGTTTATGGATTTGACGATGAAGCATTGCCGGTGGCCGATTGATCAGGAAACAGGACCAATTTTCTATTGTGGCGAGCAAGTCACGGAGATTTCCGATCCTTATTGCGTCTGCCATTATAGGATGTCAGTCGGGCCGGGAACGCGGTTCGAGCGCATGGCGTTGCGCTGTTGAGAGAGACCGCGCAATTCGCTTTAATCGGCCTTGCCCTGCTGCTTCTCTTGATGGCATCGTCAAATTTATTTGGGCAATGCTCAATGCAAAGTGACCTTGCTCGCGGTTGTGTAGAATTGTCGTCTCCGCGCAAGTTTTGCTATTTGTTTGAATATTTTTCTTCTGTGCCATTTCCAGTACAGATAGGTATCGTTTCCTTGCTTGGGTTTCTAACTTATGGCTCGATAATCTTCGGAGCTTCCTGCCTGGCACTTCCAGAAACTCGCTCCCAGATTTTACTTGGGCGGTTCAGTATTTGCTTCGGACTATTGATGGGAATTTTGACATTCGGCGTTATCTTCTGTGGGCCCTCTCTTTAGTAAATAATTGCTAGTGCATGGATGTGCATTGGCGCACCGGGGCGGATGCCCCTTCTAGCAACGGTCGGATGGCCGAAAAGGGAACACAATGAAACTAAAAACGATTATCATTGACGGGCGAACTTACGCGGAAGTTCTCGATCTAAAGCCTATTTTTATTTCCGAGGGCAAAGAGATTGCGTTTGACGTTCCAGCGACGGTTGACAGAATTACGCAACTCAACGGGGAGGCGATGGGGCATCGCCGTCGTGCTGATTTGGCGGAAGAAAAATTGAAGACCTTCGAGGGTCTTGATGATCCCGCGGCTGCGATTCAGGCGTTGAAGACGATCAAAAATTTCGATGATAAGAAACTCGTTGACGCTGGCGAAGTTGAAAAGGTCAAGATGGAAGCAACCAAGGCGCTTGAAGACCGCTATGCGCCCATCGTTGCTGAGCGTGACAAACTAAAGAATGATTTGTATTCTGAAAAAATCGGCGGGTCTTTCGCGCGCTCAAAATTCATCGCTGATAAAATCGCCGTGCCTTCGGATATTATTCAGTCACGTTTCGGGAACAGCTTCAAGATCGAGGATGGCAAGGTTATTGGCTACGATCCTTCCGGCAGCAAAATCTATAGCAGGGCCAAGCCAGGGGAACCTGCGGAATTTGAAGAGGCGCTGGAGCTCCTCGTTGATGGCTATCAGCATAAAAATTCAATCCTGAAAGGAAGTGGCGGAAACGGCGGTGGTGCAAAGCCCGGCGCTGGCGCTAATGGCCTTGGAAGGGACATTTCGCACCTTTCGCCGGTAGAACGGATTAACGCGGCGCGAGCTGCGCGATAATTGTTTTTTGACTAAATTGCCGCTTTTCGGATGATCAGCGGCGCTCGGGTCGGATGGCCCTTCAACAAACGGCTTTATAGGCCATTCTTTTTAACAATCACCTGAGGAAAAAACCATGGCTCTTACTCTGATTGAAGCGGCAAAGCTGGAAACTGGCGATGTTATTCGCTCCGCCATTATTGAGCTTTATGCCGGATCATCCGACATTCTGCGCATTCTCCCGTTTGATGACATTCAGGGAAATGCGTTGAAATATAATCGCGAAGGCAATTTGCCGGGCGTTGGGTTTCGCGGCGTCAATGAGGCTTATACGCCCTCCACTGGCGTTCTTAATCCGATCACGGAACCGCTCGTTATCGCCGGCGGCGATCTTGATGTTGATCGATTTATTATTCAGACCATGGGCGCGAATCAGCGTTCGCGTCAGGAAGCAATGAAGGTTCGCGCTCTTGCGCTGAATTGGACGCGAAAATTCTTGAAGGGCGATCAATCGAGTAATCCGCGCGAATTTGACGGATTGCAGGCGCGTGTTGTCGGAAATCAGCTTATCGCCGCCGGCGCGACGGCGAACGGAACGCCGCTCTCACTAGCGAAACTTGATGAAGCGATTGATCAGACGTTGTTCCCAACGCATTTGATCATGAACAAGTCCATGGCTCGCAAATTGACCGTCGCTGCGCGAACGGCGGGTGTTGCTGGCAATATCTCTTATTCCATCGATGAATTTGGCAAGCGCGTTACTGAATATAATGGCATCCCGATCATCACGGTTGACCTTGATGATGCTGGTGTTTCGATCCTTCCGTTTACGGAGGCTGCTACTTCCGGTACTGCTACCGCTACCTCTATTTATGTTGTGAGCGTTGGCAACGAAGGAATTAACGGCATTCAGAATGGTGGTGTGAGCGTTCGCGACCTTGGCGAACTACAAACCGCGCCCGTCTTTAGGACGCGCGTGGAGTGGTTTACCGGCATTGCGATTTATAATGGCCGTGCTGTCGCTCGCCTTTGGTCAATTTCCGACGCTGCTGTTACCGCCTAATAATCGCATAGCGAAAGGATCAAATAAATGTCCCAGTATTCCCAAAAGACTTATGATCATGCCACGCTGCTAAAGGCGGCTGGCTTGGTCGATGCTAGTGCGGCTGGCTCTGTCATCCTTGATCTTGGGGATGGCTTGATGGTCGCCGATCTTGTCATCGATGTTTCCGCTCTGGAGGTTGCATCGACTGATGAAATCTACACGGTCACCCTTGAAGGATCGGCCGTTGCCGCCATGACTTCGGGGAGCGTTACGCTCGCTGAAAAACAACTCGGCAATGTTCCCGAGCCAGCGGATGCTGATACCGGAACGGGCCGGCATATTATCCCCATCCGCAACGAACTGAATGGAACGATCTATCGTTATGTTCGGATTCATACGGTTGTGGCGGGAACGATTGCGACCGGTATTAATTATTCCGCGTTCCTTGGGAAAAAGTAATTTGACGCACTGAGACGGGCCTAGGCCTGTCTTTCTTTCCACATTCAGGAGATAAGCAATGAAAGTTATTTGGAACAAGGAAACTGGCGAGGCGCACTCCTATGAGAGTGTGGACGCGCGTGAGATTCTGAAAAATTCCGATGTTTACACGGACCAAGACCCAAATCCTGAAAAGGATAAAGATGGAAAAATTGTCGGCCCGCAAAATGTCGCTAATGTCGAGAATGAGTTTCGTCGCGAACCTGTAGGCGATGATGTTCCAGGGTCGGATCGCGTTGGTGTTATCATCCGCAATCCGGTTACGGATCAGCCGTTGATGGCCCCAAGGGCCGTATCGCAGCCAACTCCAGCCCCGGCGGCTGATGCAAAGCCATTGAAGCCTTTTGCTCAGCCAATGATTCCACCGCCCGCAAAAAATATGGATGATGCGAAAAAGCGATGATGCACAAATAAACAGGACAGCATAATCGTTGTCCTGTTTTATTTGCCCTAGGGGGAATTTGATACGCCATCAAAATGGCGGCGGTGGCATAATTCCTTGAGGATGTTTGATGGCGCTCATTGTTGAGAATGGAACGGGTCTCGCAGGCGCGGAGAGTTATGCGTCGGTTGCGGATTGCGCGCTATATGCTACAAATCGCGGCTTTACATTTCCAGCAACACCCGTTCCTGCTGCCGAACAGGCATTGCGCCGCGCTACGGAATGGATTGACGCGACATATCGCGGGCGTTTTTCCGGGGTCCGGGTTAATGACAGGGATCAGGCGCTCGAATGGCCGCGCAGTTACGCATTGGACATTGATGGTTATTCCATAGATGGATTTTCTGTCCCTAAAGAGGTTTTTTGGGCGACATGTGAGGCAGCTATTCGAGAATTGGCAACACCCGGCTCCATGTCACCGGATTTGGAGCGTGGCGGAGGGATCAAAAGTCTGGAGGCGGGGTCGGTTGGAATTGAATATTTCAGCAATGCTGAAATAACAACTACATTTATAGCGATCAACAATGCTCTTTCTCGCATCCTTGTGACATCTAGCAGTAGCCTTGTTGGGCGTTTGGTTCGCGGTTAATGGTGTCATTTCTCGAAGGATCATTGGCGAAAACATTGGGTAAGGCATTGTCTTCTACATTTTTGCCGGCCACTCTTGCTCGCAGCACTATTGCCGCAGGGCCTAATGACTGGACGCCCGGCGCTGAAACGGTGGTGTCATACACCTGTAGAGCGATTCATGAAGAGTGGGGATCAGAATGGCTCGCTGGTGGTCTTGTCGATGCGAGTGAGCGAAAGATTTTGATCCTCGCCAATAGCCTGTCTGTAAGGCCAGAGATTGGCGACCGAATTACGATAAGAGCTGAAACATTTACAATTGTTCCGGCGGATTCTGGGAAGCCCGCCGTGGAAAGCGATCCCGCATTGGCGATTTGGACATGCAGGGCGAAACTGTGATGGCTGAAATTTTGAAATTTGGGCCGCGTCCGACTTGCGATGATGGTTCTGCTGATGATGTAGTCCAGCATTTAGTTGGGCTGGCGATTTGCGGATCATGCCAGCATGAATGGCAAGCGACAAAATTAACTGGAACTACCAGTTTGGAATGTCCACATTGTCATAGAATGTGGGGATCATTTAAACACGCGGTAGAGCCTGATATTATCTGGCGATGTAAATGCGGAGAGTGCCTGTTCTGGTTAAGGCCAAGTGGAGCGATGTGTAGGCGTTGCGGCTCGTGTTCTAATGATTGGGCTGCATAATGCTAGAAGTCATCGCCATCAATCGTTATCTGAAAGCTGCGTTGTTTTCTGATGGTTCCTTAATCGCATTTGCGCAAATGTTCGATGCGGATGGCGATGAAACTAATTCGATTGAAGATGCGATAGTCGCCAATGTGCAATCGCCAGCTGGCGACTGGATTTTCCTGAAAATGTTTATGTTCGATACGCCGCAGGCAATGCACTAATGACTGTCAATCGTTTTGATTCTCTTATATCAAGTTGGGAGTTGAAAATCCGACAGGCTTTTCTTTCGTCCATTTATTCGATAAGGGATGGTGCTCAGATAGATTTGATTGAAAAGCTTATGAAGCGTGGTGATATTGAAGGTGCGATTCGCGCAGTTGGCCTTGATCCGACAAAATTCCGCGTATTTGATTCGACGGTTGCAAAAGCCTATGAAAGTGGTGGATGGCACACTTCAAGTCACCTCCCCAAATTGCGCGAGCCAAGCGGCCACAAGATTGAAATTGTTTTCGACGTTAGAAACGTTAGTGCTGAGGCTTGGCTTCGCGATCATTCATCGAATGCGATTAAGGAAATCGTAAATGATCAACGGACGATGATTCGTGATGCTCTTCGCGATGGCATGGAGGCTGGCGAAAACCCGCGCACGGTTGCGCTCGATCTTGTTGGAAAAATAAACAAGACGACTGGCCGGCGCGAGGGCGGATTGATTGGGCTAACGTCCAGTCAAGAAAAATGGGTCCGTGAATATGCCAAAGAGGTTGCAGCTGGCGATTCAAAAGCACTTCTCAGGAAATTGCGCGATAAGAGATTTGATCCCGCAATCAAAAGAGCAATAAAAAATGACAGTCCTATCCCCGCAAAACAGCAAGAGGCGATGGTTCGCGCTTATAAGAATCGTGCCTTGAAATATCGCGCGGACACTATCGCGCGAACGGAAGCTATGGCGTCCCTTCATGAAGCGCAAAATGAAGCGATGAAACAGGCAATCGAAAAGGGTCAGGTTGATCTGGCCACGGTCAAAAAGGTCTGGCACTCCGCGGGTGATGGCCGGGTGCGCGATACGCATGCTGCGTTGAATGGAAAATCCGTCAGTTTTAATTCTTCATTTGTCAGTCCAAGCGGCGCTCGCCTGAAATTTCCCGGCGATCCTTCCGCGCCGGCTGCTGAAATAATCAATTGCCGATGCTGGTCTGATATTAAAATTGACTTTCTTCATAATATTCGTTGATGACGGTTTCTCTCGTTGCGCAAATTGACGCATGGACTGCCAAGACGGAAGCGCGCACATTGGCTGTGTTTCGGCAATCGTCTCAATCCGTGATCGATGAAATGCAAAAGCCCGTCGCCGCTGGCGGCAATATGCCGATTGATACCGGATTCCTACGGTCATCAATTCAGGTGTCCGTGAATGGTGCGCCAGCTCCCACCAATCGAAAGGCATCAGGCGGCAAACATGTCTATAATCCCACAATCGCTTCCCTTGCCATCGCAGGGGCCAAGCTTGGCGACCGTATCGTCGTCAGCTATAGCGCGGTCTACGCGCCATTTGTCGAGTATGGTGCACAAGGTAGAGCCCCGCGGGGTTTTGTGCGTACGGCGGCTCTGCAATGGCCGGCAATCGTGGTCCGGGTGACTGCGCAGGCCAAGGTGCAAGCCGCAGGTAACATCTTTAAAGACAGCTACACGCCAAAGGGATGATCAATGGCGACTTATATCGAGACCCGAATTATAGAGGCGCTTTTCACTCGCCTCAAAAGTCTGATTTTCTCCCCTGTCCTCCCTGTCTCATGGCCGAATAAATCTCTTACTCCCCCGACAGACGGGAAATGGTTGCGGGTTAATGATTTGCCAGCGCCAGTGAGGGTTTTCGGCATTGCGGAGGTGAATGAATATCTTGGGGTTTTACAAATCGATGTAATGTGGCCGCTGGAAACGGGCGTTACCGCACCAAAGGAAATCGCAGGGCAAATCATAAATCACTTTTCCGCAAGGTCTCGGATTGCCGGCGATGGCTTGATCATAAATGTTATTTCCGCTTCGCTTGGGGCAAAGATTGAAGATCTTCCGAGAGTGATGTTTCCTGTAAGCATAAACTATCGCGTGTTCTCGTAGCCATGTCACTCGGCAAGGCTTGTAATTCTCTTAGGGAGTAATATGACATGGCTATTAAAGTTTCCCCGGTTGCCGGGTGTCGTTTTTATATTGGATCAGCGGCGGTAACGCCGCCTGACGTTGCTGTTGTCGCCGCTGATTTTGCCTCCGCCACATGGGTTGAGGTTGGGCAATATGAGACGATGGGGAATGCTGGTGATGCGTCATCTAACATTGCAACTGATTTAATCAATCGTCGCCGCACTTTTAATATCAAGGGCACGCGGCAAGCCCCGCAGAGAACGGACAATTTTGCTCTGAATTTGACTGACGCAGGTCAACTAGCGATGCTCGCCGCGGAACAGACGGATTACAATTATCCGTTTCGCATTGAACTGAATGATGCTCCCATTGCTCGCTCGTCCGTCGTTACAATGACGATTGCCGCGCCGGGCGTTGTGACATGGGCCGCGCATGGCTTGCCAGAGGGCGTTACTATTGCATTCACGAGCACGGGCGCTTTGCCGACTGGCCTTGTCGCTAGCACGGTTTACTACGTCAAATACATTGATGCGAACACCTTTCAGCTTGCCGCGACCGCTGGCGGTGCTGCGATCACCACCTCAGGCACTCAGAGTGGCGTGCATACCGCAACTTCAATCCCGATCTCTTCCCGAAGGTATTTTATGGGAATGGTCGTAAGCGCGGAGGAAGGAAATGGTGGTGCGAACAGCGCGCAAATGCTCAATTGTACAATCATGGCGAACACAAATTATGTTCGCGTTGCGGCTCTAGGTTAAAGGACACATGGGCAATGATCATCAAAAATAAAAGCGACGTTGAGAGAGTGCTTTCCCATCGCGGAATTGATTATCATCTTTTCCCCGGCGCGACCGCTGATATTACCGCATCCAAGGGTGAGGCTGAGGCTCTTGCGTCAATTTTCGAGGTTTCTGGCGAGCCTGAGGCGAAAGAGCAATTGTTGCTTAACGCTCCAGAATCCCGCGGGAGAAAAAACGAGGACAATAAGTGATGATCGGGTTTGACCTCTCAAAATTTGATCATCTTGCACAGTCGCAGGAAGACGGCATTCAGGTTGAGATACTTGATCCCGCAGGCAAGTCGATTGAAGCTTCTATCCGGGTATCTGGCCCGGATAGCACGCGACAAAAAATGGCTATGCAAGCAATTCAGGATGAACGGCTTGCTGAGGAAAATTCATCGCCGTTCACGACGGCCAAGATCGAGGAAAATTCGATCCGCATTCTCGCGAAAGCGACAATCGGCTGGACTGGTTTCACCAACTCCGGCGTTGATTTCCCGTTCAATGAAGAGAATGCGATTATGCTCTATACGCGATTCCCGTTTATTCGTGAACAAGTAGAGCGCAAGGCGGCGCGGCGCGCGTCTTTTATGAAAAGCTCGGTGACACCCTCAGCCGGGCTGTAACCGCCGCCTGTGAGCGGCGTTACATAAAATTGCCGGGCGTTGCCAACAAAATATGGGCTTGCTTCTGGCAACTGGACAGAACAAGGCAATACGGACAAGGCCCACAGTCAATTGCATATTCTGAAATTGAATCTTGGCAAAGGCTAATGAACATTCGCCTTGCCACTTGGGAATTAAATGCGATTGCTAGAATGGATTCGGCCCGCCTGTCATGGCTTAACGATCAAATGAAAGTCGAAGAACCTGAGGGTCCGAAAATGACAACTGTTTTGTTTGATGCAATGTTTGACGCGAGCTAATAATGGTCGATCTTGCTACTCTCAGCATTACAATTGATAGCTCGTCTGCCAAAACAGCAGTCGCGGATTTAAATAGTCTGACTGTAGCAGCAACCAAAACGGAGGCATCGACTAGAAAACTGGAGAAAACAGCAACAGGAATTTTTCCAACTGATAATATCGTTGATTTCAAAAAGAAACTTCACGAAACTGCAAAGGACGTTGATAGTCTAGCGCTAAAAACAAATAACGCCAGCAAACAAATGGCCGGTGGAATTGGCCTTGCGCGCCATGAAATGATAAATTTTAGTCGACAGGTGCAGGATGTTGGTGTTTCGCTTTACTCCGGCCAATCGCCTTTCACTGTCCTTGTTCAGCAGGGCGCGCAGATTGGGGATATTTTTGGCACTACTAATGGTACGATGAAAGGATTTGTTGGCCAAATAACAAGCATGATTACTCCCGCACGACTGTTGGCTGGTGTTCTGGCAAGTGTCGCTGCAACCGCTACGGCCGCGATGTTCGCTTATCGCGATTCACAGAAAGAGCTTTCTCTGAGTCTTACCGGAATGGGTCGCGGCTCTGGTCAAACATTGGATTCTCTTAATAAAATTTCAGCATCAGCAAAAGACCTTAGCACTTTTGCGGCGCGTGAGGTTGCAGGGACATTTGCCGCAACTGGCAAGATCGGCCCGGAGATTTTGGACCGATTGGTCAATTCCACTAACACATTC